AACCGGTACCGATAGACTTCTTGCCTACACTTGTATCCATACCGTGGTGGTAGTACACATTGAGAGGAACCCGCTTACCTTCGGACATTGGAAAGCCGTAGTCGGTTGACTTGGTGAAATAATCACCTTCAAGGTCAGCACTCTGGGTATCGCCAAAGCGCACCAGATAACCCTTCACGTAACCGAGCCGGTCGCTCTTGATTCCGTCTACACTACTTGTAAGCACGTCCATGGTGTAAGTATCCCACATACCTAAATTAGGACTTCTGATTGATTTTCAAACTCTGGGATTATGTTGACGTATTCAACACGTACATTTTTATATTTGGATAAAGCCTCAACGATATCTACTTGGGCTGGCAAAACGCTAACCATAATACCTAGATCCTTCATAAGTTTTTTGGTGTTTGCTATTTCATTCAATGGTTCTAAGTATCCATCAAAAAATAGTCTTTGATTGTCATAAATCAAATTAGACTCTTGCCCACTTACGGTTATTGTTGCGATGAACATAGTACGTTATCCACCATAAATTTGAAGTATTCAAAGTCACGTTCAGCAAATGCCAGAGGGTCTTGAAGTAGGAATTCAATGCCTACGGAGGGGACTTCAGCTCCCGTAAACGATAGATCTGACATTACTAGACCAGCATAATCCCTGCCCCAGTTATCAACTTTGACATATCCTTGTGGGTGTAGTTCAATTCTGTCAAGTCGTGTTCTGTAGTTGTAGAATTTTGTTGTTGCTTGCCGTAATGTTGAGCTATTGAAATCTAAATAATGGATAAATTCGTGACCACCGATAGTTACGTGATCTTCTGTAAATGCATTTTTATTCAATGCAATTACGTTATGTTCTCGTGCATACCATCCACCTATACCTTTTCTACCTTTACCCTCAACAATAAATAATTGATTTGGTTTAACTCCTGATGACACAGGTAGAACTGGTTTTAATGGTCTTTCGTCAATCCATGAGACCACGGTTTGCATTTGACTAACCCACTTTGCGTGATCTGTTTCACTTGCAATAGCAGTTTCATGTGTTCGTATATTAGATCTATTGACTTGTGTTTTGTATATAGATTGATTAGGCGAAACATATTCTACTTGTATAGGTTTTTCAGACTTCAACGCCTCATTCATCAACGTTTGTCTTTGCAATTTCTGTTCGTTTATTTGTTCTGTGAGTTCTTCAATTTGTTTTCTAAGTACAATAGATTCTGGTTTTGGTGCATAGGCTCCTATCTGTAAGAACGCATCCAGATTAAATTCTCCCGGTGTGTCTTCTGAAACATTTTGAAATTGATTATCTAGCAACGATTGATATTGATCATCAAGGACTTTAAGTTTTGATCTAAGATCAGAGATAGTTTGTTTTGATGTCGCATCAATATCGCGTAACTTATCTCGCAATCTTTCAGCTGTTCTGGTGACAGGTTGCGCTTGCTCTATGACCTGTACTTGCTGAACTGGCTTTACAATTTCAGGCTTCACTTCTTCTGGCTTAGGTTGTGGTTTAGGTTTTTCAACTACAGGCTTTGGTGCTACTGGTTCTGGTTTTACTGGTAGAGGCTTAGGTTGCTCTATCGGCTTAGGCGGTTCTATAGGCTTTGGTTGCACAACAGGTTGTGGTTTTACTACTGGTTTAGGTTGTGCTACTTGTACAACAGGCTTAGGTTGTGCCGGAGGTGCAATAGGTTTAGGCTTAGGTGTTACTGGTGGCTTTGGCTTAGGGACAAATGGTTTAGTTGGAATTCCAAAATCACGTAATGGTTTCACGCGTGTCGTTGGCCCCCAATCACGGTTTGGCACAACTTCAACCATTTCATTTAGTTTCATACCGTTAAGATACATTTCGTATCTTTTACGCCCCATGATTGCAAACTTATCTTCTCTAGTTAAGCCAGCAAGAATACTTTCAGGCGTGGCTACCTCTGGCCGGGTATCCGGGATTGATGAATCGCCGGTAATCTCTGCCCAACTGAGGGTCTCCGGTATCATCACGCACCGGCAGTTCGGATGTGAAGGCATTATGGTATCTGTGGCTTGCAGGGTACCAGATAGAGCCAAACACGCAAGACAAACCCGGCTGTCCTGTGTTGCTTGCCTTCGGTATCCTGTAACCGCTGTGTTCTGGGTGTAGAGTTGCCGTTGGGCTTCACGGGCGCTGCGGATCATTTCAGTACGTGCTATCGTCTCGGCTCGGTAGCGTCCAATGTCTGCAGCTCTACGTACCCGACGTGCTACGGTTCGTGGACCTTCACCAAGGGAAATACCCTGTACAAGTGCCATCTGCATGGCATCAGTGGTCACCTGCGGTATGGTCGCAAATAACTCACCCAAAGGGCTTCCATCACCCGCCATGCCGACAAAGGCTTGGAGCTGTTCGTCTGGTAGGTTTGTCCATGAACTTCCGAGGCTAACACCCGCCGGTTTACGACCTGCCGCCGCTTCAACCATGCCGACGCTCGCCTCATTCGCAAGGACTGCTGATTCAAGTTGTCCATCAGCCGTTATCGTAGCCCCCTCGATGCTAAACTTTTTGAGATTCCTACCTAACTCTTCAATGTTATCGATGATGCGTTGACGCATCCAGAGTATGGTGTCGGACGGGTGTTCACCGTTATCTAGCCGTTCTTGGATACGACCCTCTAGTGCTTCCAGTTCATCGATGCTTGCCTTTGTGGCTGCCCTGTATGCCCGTTGCATCCGGCTGATGGCTACACCTTCACGTTCCAAAAGTTCATTACGAAACTTTTGACTGGCTGCATAGAGTCGAGCACTGTCGTTGTTTACTCTTTTGAGATGCTTTCCATCTCGTACCCGTAAAAAGGGTGAGACTTGTACACTACCCCCGGAGTGCAGCAATCAACGCTCTTGCCGTCAGGTTGCATAGCGTTACGTTTGGATGTTGACCACCGGAAACCTGCATCGCCGCCCCATAAGTCCCAAGCAACACGCCCCGGACTAGGGAAACCGTCTTCGCCACTGTTGAAGCCTTCAGCCTTCTTGTCTACCTCATGTCGGCTAAAGAAACTGTACATCCTAAGTATCGTGTCATCGGATAGATTCTCACGGTTGACAATCTGGTTAGCCCTTGCCAAACCTATTCGCGTGCCACCGCTGAACCCTTCAGCCTTCCAATCAAGCGCACGCTGTGCAGCTGAAACCATGCCGTCGTTTGGTACAGCCTTGACATCGTAGCTCTTGGCTTCATCACGCAAGGTAACCGGTGCGGCTCCTGTGTGCTGTACTGGGAGGTTGAGGAAGTTAGTAACACTGCCCGGATCGTAACCGGAACGAATCAAGATACCTGCCGCGTTGGTTGTCTCTGCTAGGGATGCACCGGTGCCAGCCTGAACACTGATTGCGGATGGATGCAATACCCCGGTATCTTCCGGCACTGCTTCAAGACCGGCTATGCGCTTGGCTTCAGCACGATCAATAATGCCAGCCTTGTACAACCGCTCTGCACGTTCCGCTTCAGCAGCAAGGTCATCAGCCAATGCCCGTACGCTTTCTAAGTCGTACTGTATGAAGTCACCCTCTTGTGTTTCTGGGTACTCCGGCAGGAGGTCAGCAGTGATTGCATCGGCAAGGGTGCGGAGCAGAGGAACCATGCCATCTTCCCACGCCGCTTGTTGAGCGCGCTCGTAATTACTGTAGGTAGACCTTTCAAGACCTGAGCCAAGACCTAGCACCATCGGGTTGATACCAAGGGCTGAACAGATACGCTCCTCTGGTACACGCCTAACCGAATCCAAAGCAAGCTCGGACGGTGTAAGGCTAACACGATCAAGTTTATACGCACCGGTCATCACCACGATGCCACCTGAACCGTCCCCGGTAAGGTCTTCATGTAGTTGGCGCTTGACCTGCCGGGCATCATCGATGCTAATGTCTACGGTCTGGTCTTTGGCATCAGGACCAACGATAAGCGATGGCATAGCGCCGTTAGCAAGCAAACCGTATGCGGTAGTTGATGCAGTATTGTCGGTAGCAATCTCACGTAGCACAGCCATGACTGGAGACCTACCCAAGCGAATATCTTGCGGGTCTCGGTTGTACCTTATGTGGATGATGTCAGAAACGGGTATGTCAAAAGAGCGACCATCAGTGGTGTAGATGTAATGAGTTAAAGGGTTTGTGCCATTGCCTACCGGCCTAACCATGTCCTGCGGTAAGAACTGTAAAGCCGTGACTACACCACGGGTCGTAGATCGAATCTTTCTCAGGTACGTGTTGCCAAACAATTTATAATCTTGAATGACCCAGCCCCAAAATAAGCTGCCCATAATCATTGGATCTGGTTGTGCCATGAGTTTGATTACCGGATGGTCTTCTACCGGCTCAGCTTGCTGGCTGTCTACTGGTCGGTAGTACTTTGGTGTGGCTTGGGGATAGTTCCTAACATACCAATCAATGGCAGATGCCACGATGCCGTTCAAGCCAAGGTCACCGGCTATGCGTGACCAGTCTTTGGTTGAGCCGGGAAGCGCACGGCGTAGCAATGTCTGCAGCTGACCAGACCCGTACCCGGTTAGGTAGATGTCTCGCGACTGGCTGAGTGGCAGCGGGAGTGCTTGTGTCGGGTTGGCTGCGGCTTTACGGCCTAAGAAGCGGTCAAAGATACCCATGGCTTCAGTATCCCACAAAAAGAAAAAGCCCCCTTGCGGGGGCCTGTATGCTTGTATGGTTTAGATTGTTGATATTGCGATTCGTGCCATCTTAGCAAACTCTGGTTCAAGGTCGGTAACAACTTCACCAGTTGCTACATTGACATACAACTTT